TGTTTAATTTTTATCTTTTAATTGTGGCGCTTGTGTGTCCCTGCTTGCTTGTTTTTTTTTGCTTGTGAATTTCTTCAGGAAGCGCTCGCAGCGCTTCACGTAGCTCGGCGGCAGGTCTTCATCCGCCGAGATAAAATATCTTAATAAATTAAGATTAGTCAAGTAGCACCATATATTCTTTAGCAAAATGCTGTCTGAAAAAATTTATTCCATTGCGCACTAGTTGCCAGTCATCCTGGTGTTCACTGATCCCTGGTGGTTGACCCGTCGCTGAGTCTTTACGCTCAGCCTTCAGATTCAGTTCAATAGTTTTATCATATATAACCGCCGCGAATTCCGGCAGCTGTATTGACTGGCCACTCAAGGGGTTCTGTCTTGTTACTAACTCTGTGCTCGTCTCACCTGCCTTTAAATCATATGGCAGTTTTAGTTTTTTGTTTTTATACTCTATTACTTTCATATATCCTTTACTGTTGTTGCGCAGGTCCCGGAACCATGATCCCGGGACCAGTAATGATTTGACAAATTTAACGAGCGGAAAATCATTAAACGAGCTCAGGCTGTACTATATCATTTAAAATCCTACTAGTCAACGCCTGTGTGTGCTTGTTTGTCTACTCATAATCTTTATTTTTTTTATGGCCAAGTTACGCTACCACTACGATTAGGTTGTTTCATAGCTATCAACCGGCAATGTAACTTGACCCCAGATCCCTGCACAAAGTATACAGGATTTTAACCGGATCCGCGCAAGGATCAGGGCTCAAGTTTGACCAAGCTGGTTTGCTGATAGGTCACACAGCTTGACCCCGGATCCCCTAATTAAAGTACTTTAAAGGCCCTCGCATAAATGCGTAGTTAGAGAATCCGGGCTCAAGCTTAAAACCAACCTAACCAAAAACCTAGTCCAATATATAAAATACTCATTGTTATTAAGAATATATTAAATTGCATTTTTCCCATATAATCCTATTGACTATTAATGTCAAGAGGTATATAAATTTATTTTTAACAAAAGGAGAAATAAATGGCTAGAGTAAGAAATAATCAAGGGCATAGATCAAAGATATTAAATGTATTTATGCGACCTTTTTTAGAACAAGAACACACACAAGAGAAAGAAGCATTTGACCAAGCAAGGGAAAAAATGAAACCTTTGCAAGATAAAACATGGCAACTTGCGAAACAAATAGTAAGCCGACATTATACACCAGAAGATATTAAGATGGCTTATCATCTTCAAAATAAGTTTGATAATGTAAATACTATTGCAAAAGATAGTTGCTTTCATTTTGGGTATATGTCTAAAAAAGATGGATATGATAATGAGTATCGCCAAAAGGAATATGATAGCGAACATAGTGAGGGCGACCAAGACGACAAATACATCACAAAGCATTTTGATTTTCGTTTAGATGGAAATATAAATGGTTCAGAAAATAGTAGGCAAAATGATTTTGCTTATGCTTATTTTCGTGATGAATTAAAAGGCAAAGTTAATAAAGGGGAAAAATGTAATCCCGATATTAACATTGAACAAAAATGGGGAAATGGTAGTGGCGAGGAAAATTCCTCAAATCCTCATTGGACGCAAGTTGATGCCGCTAATTCAAGAGAACTTGGATTAAGTGGTGGCAAGGAAAATCACACTTGTTATGCAAGAGAGTGGAATAATGATTATGAACTTGATTTGATTGGTCGTGAATATTGCCGAGATAGGCAAATTGGTTGCGATCAAAAAGAGTTTGCAATTCTTATGACTTGGCAACAAGCTAAACAACAACTCATCATGGCACATACTAAATGGATTGAAACTGTTTTAGAACAATTAAAAGTTTTAAAAGCGGGTTTAAGAGATCATGTTTATCTTGAACAATCTATCGACATGGCGAAGAAAATGGGTTTGACCATATCTGAAACTGATATTCTGGCAACTACATCAAAAGGAATTGTAGTTTCAAATCAAGATATATTAAATCATTTGGCTAGTCTAAAAAATAAGACACAAACAAGAGAACAAAAAATCTTGGCACGTCAAATATACGACCAACAACAAGCTAAATAATAGCTTTACATCTAGGGGATTATCCCATATAATCCCCTTATGTTTAATTTAATCGAAAGTAATAAAAAGTTCAAAATCAAATACACTAAAAATAATGGCGAAGAAGTTAGACGTTTCGGCATTATTACTGATAACTGTCGTGGATTTGGAAATAGAGCAAAAGACAGTAAACCTTTTTTACATTATTGGGATTTAGATAAAAAAGGATATCGATACGCAACTAACTGGGAGATACTATGAAACAATGGAAAGAAATAAAAGCTTTGCCAAATTATCTTCAGCCGAAAATACTTTCGGCTGTTGCGTATATTCATCAAGTATATCCAAACATGAATAAAGCGGTTGAAAGAATAAACACATTACAAAAACATTTAAGTGCAAAAGAAATAATGTGGGTTATGTCGCTTTTAACTTTTGAAAAACTTTTGGACATTGTGAAAGATAGTAGAGAGTTTGAGAACTATACAACAACAATGAAAGAGAGAACAATACAATGATGAAATACTGTCAAGGTCCTAACTGTCATAGGTACATGACCAAGGACCGCATACGCGGTCCTAAAGGAGATAAGCATTACGAAACGCGCAAGAGATCTTCATTCTATTATCTTGGTGGCAATGCGTGTTCAATGACATGTCAAGATGATTGGTTCAAGAAGTTTGGCGAGATGGCTCTCGATCACTTCGGTAGAATACATGAACCTAAAAGACAAGACGCAAGTGGCGCATGGTATAAGACATATGATTGGCGAGGTACTGGTAGAGATATACATTACATTGCTAATGATTTACTTGGTCAACGCATTCCAATTACTGATGAACAATATCAAGACGACAACTTTACATCTCCAATAAGTTAAACTAATCAAGGCGCCGCTTCGCGGCGCCTTGGTCCGGGGACCACGATCCAAGAGGTCCCAAACCCACAGCCCACGAAACCCGGTCCACCCCCCAACAACCCCCCAAAAGAAAAAAAGGGGTCCCACTACTTTTGGTTGAATTGCTTGATTTAGAGTGTCATAGCTGGTAAATACATTTTGGGACTCCTATATGAACCTAGACAATATAAATATTTCAAATTTACCTGCGGATGTCCGAAAAACCTACAAAAGGTACCAGGTAATGCACGCCGAAAAAAAAATACAAAATCGCGCCAAGACTGATTTTTTATCTTTCGTGAAGTGTATGTGGCCGGAGTTTATTGAGGGGCCCCATCATCGACATGTGGCAGAAAAATTTAATAAATTAGCCAACGGCGAAATAAAAAGATTAATTATTAATATGCCACCCCGGCATACAAAATCAGAATTTGCATCTTTTTTACTACCATCATGGATGGTAGGGCGAAATCCAAAATTAAAAATTATTCAAGTTACTCACACCGGAGAATTAGCGATTAGATTTGGTCGAAAAGCGAAACATTTAATTGATTCTCAAGAATATTCTAAAATTTTTAACACAAGACTTCAAGAAGACAGTAAAGCCGCTGGGAGGTGGGAGACAGCACAAGGCGGCGAATACTTCGCGGCCGGAGTCGGCGGTGCAATCACCGGACGGGGTGCTGATTTATTAATTATTGACGATCCACACTCGGAACAAGATGCTTTATCTCCAAGTTCTTTGGAAAATGCCTACGATTGGTATACTTCAGGACCACGACAACGTCTTCAACCTGGTGCTTCAATCGTTTTGGTTATGACAAGATGGAGTACAAAAGATTTAACGGGGATGTTATTACGACATCAAAAAGAAATTAAAGGAGATCAATGGGAGTTGGTAGAATTTCCTGCCATTTTAGATGATGGCACCGATGAAGAGGAATCAGTTTGGCCAGAATATTGGAAAATGGAAGAATTACAAAAAGTAAAAGCGACTCTTCCGGTTGGAAAATGGAATGCGCAATGGATGCAAAATCCAACTTCAGAAGAAGGAGCGATCATCAAGCGAGAATGGTGGCGTCCTTGGAAGAAAGACTGGATTCCTGAGCTTCATTATGTTATTCAATCTTATGATACGGCCTTCTTGAAGAAGGAAACAGCCGATTATTCCGCGATTACCACGTGGGGTGTTTTTTATCCAGCGACAGAGATGCCTGGAAATTTAATTTTGTTGGATGCCTATAAGGGTCGGTTGGAATTTCCGGATTTAAGACGAAAAGCCCTAGAACATTATAAATATTGGAATCCTGAAATGGTACTAATTGAATCTAAAGCATCTGGTCTACCTTTGACTTACGAACTTCGTCAAATGGACATCCCAGTTGTGAATTTCACGCCTAGTAAAGGTAATGATAAACACGTTAGGGTTAATTCAATTGCACCCCTTTTTGAAAGTGGTGTCATTTGGGCTCCGGAAACGAAATTTGCTGAAGAAGTTATCGAAGAATGTGCTGCCTTTCCTTTTGGAGATCATGATGATTTAGTGGATAGCACTACGCAAGCTTTAATGCGCTTCAGACAGGGAGGATTTCTTCCTCATCCTGAAGATTATGTAGAGGAAAAACGGTCGCAAGAGAAACGGAATTATTATTAATGAAAAAAGAACTTTTTAACGAAATATTTGGTCTAATGAAAAAATTAGACATTCCTTTTAACATAGGAACTCGGACTAATGTGAAAAGATTACCTGCTGTGCAAGATATGACTAATCAGGTGGTTAGTGAGGGACGTTTAAAAAATTATGTTGACCAAAAAGGGGTGGATTTGGTGTTAAAGATCTTCACAAGAGATGGGGCTTATATTCCTCAGCTTAATGATCTAGAAGGAAAACAGTTTTTAACAAATTTGAAAACTTTTGATAAAATTGTTAACCCTCCGACACCTAAAAGTGCAGAAGTTCATTTATTTTCTAAATTACCTGGTGAAAAAATGACGCCCGATCAGTACACGGGTAAGGAAGCAGCCAATCAAGCGAAGATTGAAAGTGCTATTTTGAAAAATTCGATGAGAGTATCCAAGGTTGATGAATCGTTAGCGGAACGATTAGGTTTGGATATGTCTAAACTCTCCGATTGGGAGAAATTACAAGGATGGAAAGACAAATATGGAGTTCCTGATTGGGCTAAAGACACAGAAGGCGGAGTAGGATCTTTATTTAAAGTAGCACGGCAAGATCCTCTGGCGGATGTTGGAACAATATTGGATAATATTGAAAAACAAGGGAAATCCCTAGTTGATCAAGCTAAGAAATTAACTGATATGGCTTATAAAATGTCTCCAGAAGGTATAGCCGCAGAAAAAGCAGCAAGGAAAGCTTTATTGCAACGAATGAACGAAGGCAAAGGATTTGCGGGTGGAGTTATGGGTGCACGATCCGATGGATATTTTAGAGCGATCGTGAGACCATTTTTAATTGATCAACATGAAAAAGGAGCGATTAAACTGGCGGACAATACTTTTAATTCTTTGAAAAATAGTAACGACATTAAATCGGGAGGTTTTAATGATTTTATGTATCCTGATCCGGTAAGAGTGTTCAGACACCATTATGGTGATGATGCTTTTGACCTGATCCCTGATCAAGAGGTCTTTGGTATGGGATCCACGGGCTATGGACCGGGACGAGATAGAATTAATGAAGTGATGTATAAAGCCGTCGCGGATAAAATACACCCCACGGTCCAAGGACCAGGGAACCCGGGCGGTTATCTAACCAAAGGGGAATACCAAGCCAAGCTCGATGAGCTGGATGAAGTCAGAGGATATATTCAACGACGTGAAGGTCGATTTGATAACATGAGCCAAAAAGAAATTACCGAAGAACTTGCGGAACTTGATCACCGTGGAGCTTCTATCAAAATGGCGATGGATCAAGACTATCCGGCAGTTGAGGTTTCTGGAATTGATGCAGCTTTAAAATCAGATTTTACAAAATCGGCACTTCCTTCCAAAGAGCCTCTTAACATTCGTCTCATGAAAAATTTTGATCAAGAGCTGACGGATGTGGGTTTAGCTCAGGAAGGTTATAACCTTCAAGAAATTCAAGTTTTAAAAAACGCTCGAAGACGTATGACTTCGGGAGAAGAACCTCATCCAAACGAAGCGTTACTCAGAGAAAAAGAAATTTTGGCTGATGAAGCCGGAGTGGATGTAGATGAATTAACTTTAGCTATCGATTGGGGCGATATGACTCCTGAACCTTTTGCCTTAGGCGGTGGCGTAGGCTCCATGTTTAGGAGCGTTTAATGGCTTTACCCAAAGGATATAAATACGATTATAAAAAATCTGTTGAGGCGCGAAAGATTGAAAACGCCGTCCCTGAAAAAGTGTTGGCGAAAGTTAGAAAACTATGGCTTCAAGGGCTCGGTTATGCAAAAGTTGCTGAGCAAGTAAACTTGAACTCTAATCAAATAGAAACCATCATTGGTAGATTAAAAACTAAAAATATTAAAGGGGTTAAGAGAATTACCCAAAAAGATATACAGAATATAGAATCGGAAATTAGATACACGAAGGATGGCAAAGCCTATAAAATTATAAAAGGGAAAACGGTTTTTCAGCCCGCTCCTGCGCTTGAAACCGCAGCTAATGAAGCGGTGGAGCTTTTTAAAGATTATAAAAAAATAAAAGTTTATCCTTCTTCAATTTGGAAAGATTTAGTAAAGAAGCATAAAGTTAATAGGTCATCTTTAAGTCAACTGTTTAAGGAAAAAACGAATTATGATTTACGGAAGGACTTTACTAAGACTAAAGATAAAAAATTTGTGAAGGCGGCCGTTGATTATTCTAAATTGACTGATGAGCAAAAAAAGAAATTTGGAACTAAAGCAAAAATTTTGAATAAGGTATTGGGAAAAGAGTCAACTCTTAGAGATAGACAAAGATTGTGGAGGATTACCTCTGAGGCGGGAATAGATGTTAAGGAAGAATTACCTCCAAGTAAATATAAACAAGATAGACCTCGTATTATTAAAAAACAATCTAGTCGTTTGATTGAAGGAACGTTGGGAACTGGAAAAGGAATGTCTAAAAAAGTTATAGATGTGTCCGCTAAAAAAGGTTCTTTGCTTGATTTGATGCATTTAAGTGGAAAAACTTCTCCTATTAAAGTAGGAGAACTAGGTTTTGGTCCTCGTGCAATTAATCAACTTTTGGGAGGACGGTTAGCAGGGCCTAAAGAAACTAGAGGAAAAGGTAGTTTACCAGAACCTGAAAGATATCGAAATCAATTGGAAAGACACATGGAGAAAATTGCCAAAAATTATAAAAACAAATCCTATTATCGTATTCAAACGACTCCGGATTCTATTGATCAGCGTCTTTTTAAAAATGTGCTTCAACGGCTATTTGGAAAGACAGCCGGTAAAATTCCCCTGAAGGAATATTTAGATAAAGTTGTGAATGAGGAGGCAAGATTATTTGGACAAACAACAGAAGGACTCATTCCGGTTCAGTTATTAGATCCAGATACATTAACTAAAACGCTTCCGGTTGGAAGAGATCCAACTACCACTCTTGGATATGGAACAGAAATTGAAACGGAGCCTTTAAAAGGATTGGAAAAAGAGTATCGAAAAGAAGGCTGGCGGAAAATGGCAGCTGAAAAGGCTTCAGGAGAAATGGGACCGACCACTCAAAAATTTGCAACATTAGAAACAGAAGCTCAAAATAAATTTTTGTATACTTTACTCAATTCTCAAAAGAAGATTCATACTGATCAGAACAAGATTAAAGCTGTAGCGCGCAATATTGAAGAGATGGCTAAACAGGGTTTTATTAATGCGGCTGATGCAGATTTTAATAATATTCGAAATTTGGCAGCTCAATGTAGTAAGTTGCGATTGGCCTCCGCTGGAGGAGGAAGAATTGGAATGGCTCAGGGGGATCCTTGTAGTGCTGTTGTAAAAGCTATTAAAGAATTACCACCTGAAAAATATGCCGTAGCCGCTGAAAAATTACCTGAAATGTCTTTTGTACAGAAAATCTTTTCTAAAATTCCTAAAGGAGGAAGATTAGGAATGGCCGCTGCAACTCTCGGGGCCGTGGGCCTTGGTGCGGGGACCCTGTTCGGTGGTTCGGAGGCGAAAGCGGAAGAAGTATTTCAAGAACCCGGGACCACGGAACTCGAAGCTCAAGACATTCAAATCGATCAACCCGCAAGCATGGCGTACAACGCCACCGAAGGAAACTTCGTCAACGCCGAGGGAGAAAAAGAAAGTCAACCCGGAGTCTTAAATTGGATTGCAGAGAATCCAACCAAATCAAGTTTGGCAGCGATGCCTCTCATGATGGGTGCAGGTTTTGCACTCGACGCGGGATCAAAATTTGGAAATGAATCCGTAGCGAGAAGAGGATTAGGTCGAGCCGGAAGATATTTAACAGGATGGAAGGCACTTATTCCAGCCATGATGATTCCTCATGCACTCCATGAGTATAAGGCAGGTTATGACCTTCCAGAAATGGTAACCAATCCGGTCAATGCGTTATGGGCGTTAGGGATTAGAGGAAAGAAAGATTTAAGATTAGTAGAAGAGTATTATAAGAATTTAAAAGCAGGTCAACGAGGATTAGACCTGACGACTTTAAAAGGTTTAAAGAGTGTCGAAGGATGGAAAAGATTACCCAAAGACT